TCTGTGCATCAACAGACAGAACAGTTTTAGTAATTGAAAAGAAAGAACAAAGGATTTAGAAACAAAGATCCTAGATACTTTGAGAAAATTGGTTTTTTAAAGAAGCAACTTAAACGATTTTTTATTAAAGAAGTAAAGAGAGTACACGGCTGTGCCATTAACAAAAAAGGGTAAAAAGATCATGAGAGCAATGAGGGCTCAGTATGGATCAAAAAAAGGTAAGAAGGTATTCTACGCATCTAAGAACAAAGGCACTATTAAGGGTGTCAAGGAAGAAACACAAATGAATTGGCAAAACAAATTATATGAGAGCTTATTAGAAAATAACATGTCCGATGATGGAAAAAGAGAATCAGTTGGCACTAGGAAGGGTCAACAAAGAGGACTAAGACCTTTAGGTGGTAAAAGTAAGGTAACAAGAGATTACATAAATAAAGCAGGGGAGAGGGTTTTTGTTACTACGCTGCCTAGTGGAGAAACAAGAACAACAACGGTAAAAAAGAAATGAGCTGGCGACAAAGGATATATGAAGAAGCAACCACAAAGAAAACAAAAGGCGCTTCAGTTATTGATTTAGATAAACCAACAAAGCCCAAGCCAATAGTTAGAAGAGGAAATCCTTTTGCTAATCTATCCCCTAGACTCAGAACAATAGCTATGGCTCGTAAAGCCTTAGAGGGTGGTGGAACAAGAGAACTTGGCAGACTAGGATCAAGATAGACCAACTCCGAAGTGCTTACGCCTTTCGTGTTGGAACTTCGCTTAACTTCCCCTAATTCCTGTGTTTTAGGGGAAGTTTTTGTATAAGTACTTATTCACAATAGAAAAAAGTTGCCGTAATAAAAAATAGGAATCTTGATATTTTTTTATCAAGATTCCTATTTTTTCAACACTAAATACTAGTAGATTCAAAAAATAGGAGTAATCTACTATGGCCGCAGCGCAACCCAAACCCCAACCACAGCAACCAACAAAAACAAGCCTCCCCTTAGGTGTTCATTATGGAGGATCCGCAATTCCACCTGCATCAGGTGTATCAGGCACTGGTACTTTTAATGGTCCTTGGATTATTGAACAACAATCATTAAATATTGAGTATGTTCGCGTTCCAATGGCACAGCTTACAGGTGGAACTGGGGCGATAGATGTTACCTTATCTTCAGCATCAATGACTCATGCAGTGGTAGGAACCTCTTTGGCTGTTAGGGTAACGGCTTCGTGGAGTAAAGTGTCTTCTACTGATGCGTATCCGCTTTCTGGAGAGTACACTCAACCGCAAGCATTTGAGTTTTTTCCTGTAAGTTCTGATCCAGGAGGTGTTAGTTATGGTGACTTGACTGCTAGTACTTTAGGTCCAATGGGAACTATTGCCACAGTGCTCCCCTACTACCATAGAAGGCCAATGACTGTCACGGAACAGGGTTACAACACGGAGGAGGGCAGACGCCTAGCAGATTTAAACTCGTCTTCTTGTCAAGGTTATAATTATGCACTGAATGATCCTTCCTCTCTTAATGGCACTATAACAATGGGCAACCAAAGCTGGTTCTTTAATAATTATGTTCATTGGGCAGGGATGAGAAGATTTAGAGGTGCTTTCTTAGCTGATTATGAGTATGAGAATGCATTTGAATCTGGGGTAGAGGGATTCCAAGCTATTTCTACATATATGATTCCTGGAGCATACTCCACAGCTACTGAAAACTTAGGAAGAATTTATGATATGATTGATCAAGTTGCTGATGCTATTCATACTTATAAATTAGTAAGAAATGGAAAATTAAGTGCTAATCATGATGTTTACCTAGGTGAATGCGCTGGGTCTGAGCATGATGTTGTTCCAGGACTGCATTGTGATCAAAATAACACTTTTTCTTTCAATGGGATTGGACAATACGATAAAAACAGACATGACTACAGTGGTGCTGTTGGAACTCCATAAAATAAAATAAATGAATAAAAAAGCCAACCAAGTTATCTCTTGGTTGGCTTTTTCTCTATATACTAATAGCATGAAGTGGCAAGATAAAATTTATACAACCATTTGTGAAGCAAAAGACGAGGATCGTCACACGACCATTCGTAGTAATATTAATAAAATTAAAACTATGGAGGACGGTGCTGAAAGAGAGGCATTAAAGAGGGAAACCTTGAACCTCATCACTGGCGGTAGAAGGTCTGGTCGAGGCGCTATAGAAACAGCACCTAAGCGAGCACGGGACTTACGAGATACTAGCAGGTAAATGCTTTCCGTATTGCTTTAGAAAGGCTTCCCTATTTTTATGCCACGAATCTCTTCCAGCTAGTTCCCCTATGGATTCGTGTCTTAGTTGGATTGGGAGAGTATAGTTTTTCTTTCCTTTTAGGAATGTTTGAAAGGTATAAAAAATATCATAAAAGTCCCATCTTCCCACAAACTTATTGGGCTGAGTAAGCTGGATAGAATCTAAAGTCTTTTTAGTTGCGGCTAGGAACACGCCGTCCATTACAACAACTTCACCTAGTTGTCCGAAGAAAGTTGCACTCATAGAGGTTATATCTTTTCCGTGGAATACATACCCACTGTGGGATCCAGCTTGCCACTGTTCCATATCCCACCACACTCCACTTTTAGCAAAATGCCTCGTTCCTGCTACCCCAACAAAACCTGTATCAGATTGTGACAATTTTTTTGTTAGAAGTTGGATAAATACTTCTGGACGAGTTAATACTTCAATATCATCATGACACAGAATAATAATATCGTCAGGCTCTGCATTCAAATCACTTACCCCCTTTTCATAGGCCCTAAAGATTGAGTGTTCACCAATTAATAATTTTGATTCTATATCACAAGATCTGAAGAACTCTAATAGTTTGGTGGTTGTGGGTGATAGCTCACCACGGGTGCAAGTTAAGGAATAAATTTTCATGGAAAAGACAATATTAGATGAGTTTAAAAAATGTAAAGAGGATCCAGTCCACTTTATGTGTAATTATGTTAAGGTTACACACCCTGTTCGAGGATTAGTGCCCTTTAAATTATACCCATTTCAGAAGAGGATTGTTCAGGAAATACAAGTTAACCGCTTCAATATTTTAAGAAAGTTTAGGCAGGCAGGATGTACAACCATAGCGTCTGCTTACGCTCTGTGGCTGGCCGTATTCAAAAGAGATCAAGCAATTATTATTCTATCAAAAGGTGATACGGAGGCAACAGAAGTTCTTGATCGTATAAAAATTATGTATGAAGAATTGCCTGGTTTTTTACAACCAGGAATTATTGAAGATAACAAACATACACTAAAGTTAAAAAATAGATCTGTTATTAAATCTAGGCCTTCGGGGAAGCAGTCTGGTCGTTCTCTCGCTGGATCATTTCTAATCATTGATGAGGCTGCATTCGTTGAATCAATTGATACAATTTGGGCAGCAGTGTATCCTATTATCTCAACAGGTGGTCGAGCATTTATTCTTTCCACTGTAAACGGTTTAGGTAACTGGTTTTATGAGACATACAGCAAAGCCATAGAAAATGCAAACTCGTTTAATGCCATAGATATCAGATGGCAAGAACATCCTGAATACTATAGAACAGAGGGGTTTGAGCATATTTACGAAGAAATGGAGTCTAGAACCCCTCCTGCTAATATTGATGATTGGGCAAAAATTACTCAATCAAATATGCCTAGAAAACAATGGCTTCAGGAGTACGAATGCGAATTCTTGGGGACTGGCGATACCTTTATTGATGGTATTATTTTGGCTTCTTTAGTTGAACATGTAAACGAAGAGTATTACACTAAGTACAATAATCGAATGCGGGTATGGAAAGACCCTGAGCCTTATTATGACTACATTATTGGTGTTGACACAGCTTTAGGTAGAGATAGAGATTATTCAGCGGCTCAAATTATAAACATTTACAATGGGGAGGTTGTAGCAGAGTTTTATAGTAACAAAACCCCTATCAATGAGTTTGCTTCAATTTTAAATAACGAAGGGATGTATTACAATTTAGCAAATATTGTTGTAGAAAGAAACACAGTTGGAAACCATGTTCTTGATCTGCTCTATAATGAGTATGAGTACGAGAACCTCTGGCACGATCAGCGTGGAAACCCAGGATTTCAGGTTACCATGTCAAATAGGGAAACTATTTTATCTGAGCTAGAAGAAAGTATTAGAACGAATGTTATAAAAATTAATTCGCAACGCACTATAAACGAGCTAAATACCTTTGTAATAACTAATTCAGGTAAGATAAGTGCTGATAAAGGTAAGCATGATGATTTAATTATGAGTTTAACCTTGGCAAATCATGTCATGAAGTCAGTTAGAGACAATTCTTTAGTAGAATTTAAACGGGAGAGTGCTTTTAATAACGACAAAATGTACCCACATAAACCACAAGTACCTTTAATCTCCCATGGTGGGCCAAAAGTTGAAGATTTAAAATGGCTGATGAAGTAAAAGAACCCATAGTTGAAGACGGTGGACAAAGCACTTGGGGTGGTATGCCTGGGCGTGGTCCTTATTTTTACCCTAGAGGTGCTTTAGGGAAGTGGTTTGCTCGCTTTTTTGCAACTCCTGCTCAAGATGAGGTTGTAAAGAGTATTAACGACCTGGAGGGTCCAGGTCCTGTAGGCGACACAAAAGTAAAGAACTCTGATATTAAGAATGATAGTGGTTTAGCTTTTACTATTAATAGGGCCACTCCTGTTTATTCTGAGATAGAAAGAAACAGAAAAAACAGATATAAAGAATACGAGCAAATGGATGAGTATCCAGAAGTAGGCTCGGCATTTGATGTGTATGCTGATGACTGTACCCAGCGGGATACTCAGCGGCGTCGTTGGTCTGTGAAATCTGAAAGTCCAGAGGTTGTGCAAGCCGTAGAGAATTTATTTGAAGACATTCAGTTAGATAGGGTATACTACGACATCTGTAGAAACACTGTAAAATTTGGGGATTGCTTTTTGGAGCTTATTGCTGACATAAACAATCCCACGGCAGGAATACAAAAGATTAAGGTTCTAAATCCCAACTATATTCTTCGTGTTGAAAACGAATACGGTTATCTAAAAACTTTTATTCAACAGATACCTGAGAAGATCTCTGCTGAAGGATCTTTTGAGTCTCCAGGTGAGTATGGTATAAAAGATTCAAAGTTTGTTGAGTTAGATAAAAATCAGATCATTCACTTCCGTATGTTTACATCTGATCCTAAGTTCTATCCTTACGGAAAATCGGTGGCTGCATATGGAGTGCAGACTTTTAGATCTCTTCGCTTAATGGAAGACGCCATGCTTATTTACAGATTAGCTAGAGCACCAGAGAGGAGGATTTTTTACATTGATGTAGGCAATTTACCCGCAAGTAAAGCAGAACTATTTATGGAGCGTGTAAAAGAAAAGTTCAAGAAAGAAAAATACTACAAAGGACAGGGAATAAATGCAAGATACAATCCTTTAGCAGCAGACGAGGATTTCTTTGTTCCAATCAAGGGAGGACAAAGCACTAAGATTGAGACTCTTCCTGGGGCACAAAACTTAGGTGAGGTTACCGATGTTTCCTATTTCAGGGACAAGTTACTAGCAGCTTTAAAAGTTCCAAAAGATTTTGTGTCTGTTGATAAAGATAAATCAGCGGAAAGAAAAGCAAACTTATCAGAGTTAGATGTTAAATTTGCCCGAGCAGTAGCGAGGGTTCAGCATGAAGTTGAGGCTGGTCTGGAGATGTTAGCCAAACGCCATTTAGCTCTAAAGAATTATCCCGCATCTTTGATTAACGCACTAAGAATCCAGCTTCCAGATCCCTCTGATAGATTCACCAAGAGAAAGTTAGAGATTGATTCTGCTCGATTAGCGATTATTCAGACTGTGACGCAAACTCAGTTATTCCCTAAAGATTATATTTACAGAGAGTATTTTGAGATGAGTGATGGGGAGATTGCTTTAATTAAAGAAAAACTAAGGCAAGAGTCTGAGGAAGCTGCTTATGAGCAGCAAGAACTCAATCAAATATCTCCAGGGGCAGGTGAGTTGCCGCAAGGTAACACTCCTGGGGGGCTAGAGTCTACTCCCACTCAAGATGAAAGGCCCAATGAAGAATTTTTACATTTACAGGATTTGCCTAGAAGATTGCTCAAAGAGAAAGGGTATAGTGCTCCAGAGCAAAAAATATGGGAAAGAATTTTAACAAAAATAAGGAAATCTTAAAAAAACTGTAATTTATTGTAGTATATAAAGTTAGCACCAAGGAGTGTATTTTAATAATGTTTGATCATATTTTTGAAAATAGAGATAAAAAAGTAAGTAACATAATAAAGCTATCTGATTATTTGGGTAGGTCTTTGCGGGAGAATGTTGAGATATTCTCGATTGATGACTCAGAAGATAAGGTGACTTTTATCACTGAGCAGGGCCAGATTATCGCTGGTAACTATAACTTCGACGATGGAATTAGCCTTGCTAATATTCAAGTAGAAAGTGGTGATTTATTTGAAAATGATCAGCAATTTGATGATTTTGTAAATTATAAAATTTCCAACTTTATTGAAAACATTTTTGAGGAGGACTTTGTTGAGGCAGACACTAGCTTTAGCAAAGTTCTTCAGTTATGGGAGAGTAGAGTAAAGTTTACTTCAGTAAAGAAAAAACTTTACGAGAAATCTCAAAAGTTTAATGGAACTAACAGAATCATTGAGTCTGATGAATTCCAAAGATTAATTGAAATCGCTCCTCAGCTAGTTTCTTTTCTAAGAGAAAATCGTAATCTTGTTAATATTCCCGAAATTAATAACATGATTAAACTATCTTCATCGGTGTCACAAGCTTTTGATATTCCAAAACTTACTTATGACAACCTTCATGAATCAAGTTACACTATTCCAGCTACTGTGAATCATACAATCTATGAGATGATTTGTAAACAGGAATTAATCAGAAAAGAGTTGGTTGAGTCCAAGAACAATTTTGATATTGTTTGGCTTAATAATGAAAAAATCTCAAATTTAGCATCGTTGGTTTATGAGCAGGATGAGACTGTGATTGCAAAAGCGTTAGTAGAGTCCATTTGTGAGGTGCCATATCTTGCTTTAGCTACTAAGAAGCAAATTACAGACACTATTACCAACAATTTAGAGCTAAATGAGTCTATTAAGGTTAATATAAAGGATATCAAGGCCTACAGTAGCCTTCTTTTTGAGTACAAAAAGCCATTAAAAAGCTTGTTTATCTCAATGCTTAATGAAAAATATGGAATTAGCGTCCAAAACCTCAAAGATATCCCTACTTTTAAGAGCTTGCTTAATACGCAAGTTCTAATTTTTGAGGCATTAGCTAAATTAAGCCCTAAAGGCTCGATTGCAAAAGAGATTTTAACTGAAAATAGCCAAATGCTTAAAACAAAAAACGGTGTTGAGTGTATTGATGTTAATCATTTTATTGAATTACTATTTGAACGCTCAGGATACTCCGATGTTTTAGAAAATGACCCTCTAGTTGATGTTATTTCTATAAAAGAAACTTTTTCTGAGATGGATTCTGTTGAAGAATTGGTTGATATGATTTTAGAAAAAACAAAAGCAAAAAAACCAAAGAAAAAGGGTAGTTTTCCAGATTTAAACAAAGATGGAGAGCTTACAAAAGCCGATATTCTTGTTGGTCGAGGAGTAATTAAGGCTGAGACTGAGGTTGAGGAAGAAGAGCCTCGCGTTGAAGAAGAAGAGGTTGCTCAGGTGGAGGCTCCAGAGCAAGAAAAGGCAGATGAGAGCCCTCCTGAAGAAGAAAAAGAAGATATTGAGGAGAAAACCAAAGATGCTCCTACTTCTGATGAAATAATGGCATCTTTTAAAAGCTTTGAAGATATACTAAACTCCATCGACTTTGAATCTCTTGAGGGAGACGAAGAAGAAGAGGACGCTGAGGGCTCTGAAGAAGAGGCTGAAGTTGATACAAAAGAGGAAGGTGAAGAATGAGTCAGAGAGATACAATCTTACCTGTCTGCCAAATAATCGAAGTCCCTGCGCCCCTTGTTAGTGATATAGGCGGAAGTAATGGGGTCTCTGGAACTATGGAAATGCTTAATCTTCGTGGGACAGCAGTAGAGGTTGAGGGAATTACTTTTAATTACAGCGACCCTTTATCTAAACTAACTAGTGATTTTGCTGGGTGGGCTAACGGTGTAAGTTCGGTCACCGTGTCCGCTACAGGTAGAGTTTACCAAGAGGCGACAGCAGAGGTTCATGCACACACTAATAATGGCGTTAGCTCAACTATAGGTAGAATTACTGTAACTGATGGCGGTGCTTATGGCGGTGATGCCGATAACTTTGGAATAAAAAACATGTTCGCTAAAGGCACTGATCACGGGTCTGACTCTGGCGGTGCCCCTAGTGGAACGGTTGTTGTTGAAACAAATAAAGGTGGCGCATTAGTCCCATATGTTTCTGTAACTCCTGTTAGTGGTGCAGGTAATAATGGATTCTTTAGAGTGCTTCCTGGTTCTGGTGAGGGGTTATATATTAACACAAGTGGATCAGTGTCTAGTATTCAGGCATCTGGGTATGGAGAGCGAGACGCAGCCACAGGCGCTGGATTAAATGACGGCGCGGATCTTTCTGGGTGGCCTGGAGTTGTCGCCCCCCATAATGGAACGGCAACTTTAACTTTGCAACCTTCTCAAAAAATTAGTGCTATTATGATTGATAATAAAATTATGAGTAATGCAGTGGGAGCAAAGACTGTTTTTGCTGTAAACTACGGTGTTATTAAACAAGCCAACCCATTAAGAGACCAGCAAAGTAAAGATATTAGATGATGCAAATTGTTAATAACTCCCTTATTTCTTCTGAAGTTGGAAGAAATGTTTTCGGAGGCAGAAGTAGAGCGAGTGATATCTTCAGAGGTTCATATTCCAACCCTCTAGATAGAAGCCAGGATATTAAACAAGCGACTATTCTTTTCAGTAGTGGGGGTTTAGCTAGAGTTTTAATTAGGGCTTTGCCTACAGGTCAATATGCTGGTGAAAGAGGTAACTATATCTCTGCTGTAATGTATAGAGTTTCAGCTAATAGGTTTGCTTTTCAAATGTTTACAAGAGATGGATCACAAATCAATGGTAATGTGATTGATGCAGGAGGCATGGCTGCTGCGGTTGCAAAATTCAACGCGGACGCAGATCTAAACTCCGATTTTGAGGCAATTGCATTAACTGCTGATGTTGATGTTGCTTTTTCCGCAGGCACAGGGTATGCTAATTCAACGAGGTTAACAGGTGGAGAGGGATAAAAATGGCCGACGCAATCCCCCTCAAATTTGATTTTGATGGAGTAACCCCCTCATCGCTTTCAGAGTTTACTTCTTCAGATACAGTCTCTATTAGGAACGGAGGGACAGGTGTATCCTCATTGAGCAATCTAGGACCTGTATCCTCTACAAATGTCTCTGCTACTATTGTAGACTCGGTGAATGTCTCTGCCACCACTGTATCCTCTACAAATGTTTCTGCTACTACTGTATCTTCAGTGGTAGTGTCTTCGGTTAACTTTTTTACTCCT